TTAATTATAAATAATTCTTAAAGGAAAGGTTTAACTTATGCGACTAATTACAGAAATCACAGAAGAGTGTTCTGTCTTAACAGAAGCTAATGATGAAGGGAAGAAATCCTATTTCATCGAAGGTATTTTCATGCAGGGGAATATCAAAAACCGCAATGGTCGTATTTACCCCGAATCTGTCCTCGCTAAAGAAATGACGCGATACAATAAAGAATATATTGAAACAAAGAGAGCTCTTGGTGAGTTGGGACATCCCGATGGCCCTACCATTAATGGTGATCGTGTTTCACACTTAATCACGGAAATGACTCAGGTAAAGTCTGATTTCCATGGTAAAGCAAAAATCCTATCAACTCCTATGGGTGAGATTGTAAAAACTTTCATCGACGAAGGAGTTAAGATTGGTGTTTCTACACGTGGTCTTGGATCCGTTAAGGCTTCAAAAGAAGGTGCAATGGAGGTCCAAGAAGACTTTCACCTCGCCACCGTAGATATTGTAACTGATCCATCTGCACCGAAAGCATTTGTTAACGGTGTTATGGAAAACGTTGAATACTTTTACGATATCGCTTCGGGACATTGGGTTGCTCGTCAACCGATTGAAGAAGTATTAGAAGAGGTGGTCGAAGAAGTTGAAAAACAATATAAAAAGGTTGTAAAAAGAATTGATGAAATGACTGCTGCAAGGATGCTGGAAAAATTCATTTCAGGCCTTAAAGGTTAATTTATTATAAATAAGTGATACTTTTTGCAATTAATTTATAATTTACTAAAAGGAGAATCAAATGGCAGACGAAAATCAAATTGCTGCAGAAGAGCAAATTGTTGCAGCCCAAGAAGATGCGCCTGTTCAGGTTGAAGAAGCCACTGAATCTACTACCGAAGAGGTTGTAGAGGAAGTTGTTGAAGTTGATACTTCTGTTGCTTCTCTGTTCGAAGGCGAAGAATTTTCTGATGAGTTTAAAAATAAGGTAACAGTTGTTTTTGAAGCAGCTGTATCTGAGCATGTAGAGAAGAAGGTGGCTGAATTAACTGAAAGCCTCACTGAATCCCTCGAAACACAAAATCAAGCGTCGCTTGAAGAGCAGGTGTCCACGATTGTTGAGAATCTTGATAAGTATCTCGATTACGTCGTTGAACAATGGATGGAAGAAAACGAAATTGCAATTGAGGCCGGAATCAAGGTCGAAATGGCAGAGTCTTTCATGACTGGTCTCAAGTCACTTTTCGAAGATCACAACGTTGACATCAATGAGGAAACTCATGATGTAGTCGCTGATCTCGAAACTGAGATTGAAGGCCTTAAAGAGTCTTCTAACGAGCTTGTAAATACAAATATTGAACTTCAAGCGAAGATCGACGAATATCATGCTGAAAAGGCTTTTGATGTTGTTGTCGAAGGTTTGACTGAACTCGAAGTTGAAAGGTTTAAGGTACTTGCTGGAAACCTTAATAAGAAGGACCTTGAGGAATATAGTGAAAACCTCAAGACCATCAAAGAATCTTTCTTTGCAGAAGCTCCTGCACAGACTGATGTCCATGGTGATGAAGAAGAAATTATTACTGAAGAGACAGCTGCTCCTGTAGTTGCATCCTCAGAATATACTTCAGTGAACGCTCTTGTCGAGGCACTCAACGCAAGAAAAAACAAACAATAAGTGACGATAAAATTAGGTTTTTATAAATAATTTTCATAGTAACATTTGTAAACAATTTAAACAAGGAGATAGATACATGTCAAACTATCAAAAACTTGTGGAAAAGTGGGGCCCAATCTTAGAGCACGAATCTTTTTCACCGATCGCAGATAGTCATCGTAAAGCAGTAACCGCTACCATTCTTGAGAATACGGAGCGTGCACTTGCCGAAACTGGTGATCTTTCTGCAAACATGACATCATTACTGTCAGAAGGTACTGCACCTAACTTAAACACAGACCCTGCTTCTGCAGGCGCTGCTGGTTTTTCTAGTGCTGCTGCTTCACCTGTTGCTGGTTATGATCCTGTACTGATTTCATTAGTACGTCGCGCAATGCCCAACATGATGGCTTATGACATCTGTGGTGTTCAACCAATGACTGGACCTACTGGTTTGATCTTCGCAATGCGTTCCAAGTATGGCACACCTAATGCTGGCCCCGAAGCCTTCTATGGTGAAGCTGATACTGATTTCTCAGGTGCCGGTAGCACTGAGGCTGGAACAACTGGTGGAGCAACTGGAGTCGAGTCTGGCCTTGGTAAAACAACTGCTGCTCAAGAAGCTGCAACTGATGCTGGCGATATTGCCCAGATGTCTTTCTCAATCGAGAAAGTTAGTGTTACTGCAATGAGCCGTGCTCTGAAAGCAGAATACACCACTGAATTGGCACAAGACCTTAAAGCTGTTCATGGTTTGGACGCTGAAACAGAATTGGCTAACATTCTTCAAGGTGAGATCCTCGCGGAAATCAATCGTGAAGTTGTTCGTACAGTTCACAAGGTTGCTAAAGTTGGTGCCGCTGGTACTGCTACTACTGGTACATTCGACCTTGACGTCGATGCTAACGGTCGTTGGTCAGTTGAGAAGTTCAAGGGCCTGATGTTCCAAATCGAACAAGAAGCTAACGCAATTGCTAAAGCTACTCGTCGCGGTAAGGGTAACATGGTTATTTGTTCTTCTGATGTTGCTTCTGCTCTTCAGATGGCTGGTATGTTAGATTACACGCCTGCTCTGAATGGTAATGCATTGTCTGTTGACGATACTGGTAATACTTTCGCTGGTGTATTGAACGGTCGTTTCCGTGTATACATCGATCCCTATGCTGGTGCTAACTACATGGTTGTTGGTTATAAGGGTTCATCTGCATTTGATGCTGGTGTATTCTATTGCCCATACGTCCCTCTCCAAATGGTTCGCGCCATTGGTGAGAATTCGTTCCAACCTAAGATCGGCTTCAAGACTCGTTACGGCATGGTAGCTAACCCCTTCGCTGGTGGTGCTGCTGTAGGTAGCGGTGCACTGGGTGCAGAATCTAACGAGTACTATCGTAAGGTTATTATCTCTAACTTGTTCTAAGAATAAGAATCCTACAGAAGTAGGACGAGGTAAGTTAAAATTTAGGGTGGCAGAGATGCCACCCTTTTTTTATCTGCTGTTTAGGACTTTATTTTACAGACATTACAATATCATACAACTCTGAGATATCTGCAAATTCACCAGTGACTTCTGCCATATTTTGTTTATGGAAGATCTGAGCCATTTTGTTCAAGACCTTTTTAGGAATATCAACTTCTTCAGATAGAGACTGAATTGCCTCTTTGATGAAATCTTTTTCCCCTTCAACACGAGTGAATGCGTTGGAAACCTCTTCCATGCATGCTTTGATTCGCTTTCGATCTTCTGGACTGGATGGGATAATAATACCTGACATAATATAGTTCCTATAGATTGTTAAGATTAATTTTGTTAATTTTTGCAACACGACCCTGTCGGATTATGCCACGTTTGAATGTTTCGGCTCCAGAGTCGGTGTCGAAATAATACGTTGCAAGTGGTTCAATGTCGATAACGTCGTCGTCGATTTTATCATGTACCACCACTTCGTATGAATATGGATTTCCATTCATGCAGTCACCATTGAAGGTAATGCCGGAGTGATTTTTTTCAATTGACAATATTCCATAATCGACAGAGTACCCATCTCTCGGTTATATTCCTTTCGGATCATAACCATATTAGAATAGACGGTGCGACCACCGTTAGCATGAGAGATGATATGTCCTGCTTCACCATCAACTAGTGTAAGAGGTTTACCATCGATTGCACAAATATATCCTTGCTCTCGTAGTTTCGTGTCTCTTTCTTTATGGGTGTACATTCTCTTATTGTCTATGTCTCGAATCAGTGTAGACAAATCCATTCGTTTCAATAATTGTTCGACAGGGAACATGGCATGTTTAACAGTGTCGTATTCATTGAGAGAATCATTAAACTGTTTGCCTATAGTCTTTTGGCTGTTAAATGGTGATGTTTCTTTCAGTTCATCAGGCTGGTCATCATAAGGCTTATCAAAGTCAGAATAGGCCTTCATCACCGCTTGATAGTATACATCATTGTCTATGACACGGAATTTACCAAATTTAGATTCGATATGCATATACAGCCTTTCAAAGATTCTAAATTCACGTAATGTGAGGCCCCCACCCGAGAAACGTTTTCGGATGACAGCCATCGCACAAATGTGATTTAATAAAGTCCTTACCTTTTTGGCCAATTCGTCCATCTTCTCTTGACTAGGATATTCTTGATACATCGCTTCAAGATGGCTACGTTCGCACACACCTACACCACCACCGTCATAATAACGATAAAAGATTCTTGCAACCATTTCATCGATACGCAACCGATGATTATCAAACTGTAGATATTTAAATCTTGGTGCACTATTCGGTCTTTGAAAAAACTCGAATAATTCGTGATATGTATTTCCAACTCCAGGCACAGGTCGAACCACTTCTCGAATCACCTTGGCCACCGGAATCACATTATACGCGTTCAAGTTCTCTTGGTGATTTACATCAGTAGATTTATTTACTGATTGGAAGATGAAGGCATTATCTGCAGGTTCAAGACCTTGGTAGATGATGAAGTTGAGAGTCCTTTCCAAGAATTTCTCTTGATCCTCTAGAGGAAGTTCTCCGAATTTTAGGCCTCGGAAAAAGCACTTAAACTCTCCTCGAACGAAAGCAATAATATAACGCTTACGATGGCCGCCATCGACAGATTCACAGAACAAGCTCTTATTTGGGGTTTCACTAAGAATAATGCTACCCAGATCCATACCACAAAGGATTGAATGTATGATGCCTTGAGCCTTGGAAGGTCTAGAATCGCCTTCTAATTTAGGGGCTGTTTCTAGTCGTTGTCCTTCTGGAGTCATATCGACATTCGGTGCCCATAAAATAAAGTCTCTGATTTTCATCGGTTTGGGGTAGAATACGTAATTTTTTTGTATCTGCATTGTAAATGCAACGGGAAGGTTCATGTTCATTTTTTGTTTCCTTTTATTTTCTATTAATAAACAGCTGAGATTCGTCTCTTGTATCCTCTCTCACTGCGGGGGGTTGTACTACCAATTATGAACTACATTAGCCATAATAAAGAAGCACGTTATAAAGTTCACCAAGACAATTAATGTTCTGAATACAGTTATATAATTGTCATATGGTTCTGTTTTCTCATCAGAGAAGGAACCAATAGTGAACTTCCAAATGGTCCAGATTTTTTTCAAGTCAATGACTCATTCATATATTCCCAAATAAAATTATTCTGGGTACCAAATTTGCGGCAGAATTCTATCTGCGTCATTTCTAAGGCTGCTTCTTGCATTTCAAGGACCCAATCACCGATCTTACTCATCGTCCTTTACCTTTAAATTTTTAAGTTTAGTTAATAGGTTGTCGAAATCTTCATCATTCATATCATAATTCCATTTCAAGATTTCAGTTTCACCATTGTCATCGAGCCGATATCTGAGAAATCCATCTGCGATCAGTGAGTTAACAGTGAAAGTTGCCATTCTCTTTGCCATCCATTGACAACCGAAGTACCAACCAAGGCCAGTGAATGTGAGCGCTACTGCAAAAAATTGGAGTTCGTAGCTCATCCTAAAATGTCCGCTAACATAAAGATCCAGACAACTGACAAGGCACAGAAAGCTAAAGTTCGAACTCCAGTCATCATTGACTCTTCGAGATCTGAAAATTCATCGTTCAGATTAATAGGTCGCCGGCGTCGATCATAGCCACCATGTGGGATCGCTTTATCAAGTTTTCTTTCTTTCATAATCGTCATTCCAATTTTGTATGATGTTATCATAACATACTTTTAACCAAATGTCAACACTTTTTTGTAATTAAACCATTCCGGTTTTTCACGTCGGGTCCAGACCATTTTGAAGCGATCTTGCTTGGTCTGATAGAACAATCGATAGGATTTTATGGGGTCTTCGGGAAACATACATTCGGGGTTAGAGCCCATGGCTAATGGAAAGGGAGTACGTTTCCCAAAACGGGGGATATTGAGGGGTGGTTGTGCGAGAGCTTCTCGTAGTTTCCTGTCTGTCTTGTGTACTCTACCATACCTATGGGTATATTCATCACACAGAGCTATGAAGTGGCGGTAATGCCAACGATAATTCAAGTCAGACTCTCGAGTCCAGACGGTACAAGGATGGTTATAGTGCACTGCTTTGTATAATATCGTTTCTCGACGATCTGGTAAGGTATAGGTAGTAACCATCCGTCCATTTTTATTACGCTCTTGGCGTCGCTCACCATCCACCATACGATGGGCAGTAGAAAGCATTTGTCCTGATTCCACCACCATTTTGGGGATATGTTTATCACATTGTTGTTGAGCTGACTCTTCTGGCGACTCGTCTAGTACGAATACATTCATGTTTAATAATCCAGATAGCCACCGGGTACCGAGTGAGCCCAGTCTTCTATCTCATCAAGAGTAGAGATCTTGTGGCCCTCGAATTCAGTGACCATAACGAGACAAACACGTCCGGTCGCTCCACGAGCAAAGTGACCCGTGGCTTTCTCCATTGGAGCACCTGAATTGTCGCAGGAGGTACCATTATATTCGGGCAGAAAAGTCATCATAATTAAGCGGCCTCGAAGTTTGATTCAAAAAATTCACGTACAGCATAGAATGCTCTAGGGTCACGACCGCCAATGTGCCAATCATAAGGAACATCGTTGCGACATCGAAACCCTTCGTCATATTCTTTCCAGTCATAGATCGTAGCTTCGATCTCACGAGAATTTTCTGTTTCGTCGATGAATTTCATATTCCACTCAGTGCTGACCTTATTGTCTCCACTCGGAGTATCGTAGGTAGGCTCACCGAATATTTCCACGAGGTCCGAATAACGAGCCTTAAGCCGACCTTGAAAAGACGTCATATTGGTATTGGCATTTTTGATCAAACTATACATTATAAATCCTTCAATAAAAATAACATTATAACAAATAAAAGCAACTTTGTCAACACTTTTTTACAATAAATTGCAAATTTTTGACCAAAAGTTGTCGTGTGATTCGGGCACTACGCCATGAATCGTCGAGGCAGGGCCGCCGTAAGTATCAAAGATATGTTTTGCCGCAAGGGCCGTCTTAGCGACACCTACAAGGCCACTAGATTCTTCGAACATTCGGATGGTGAGTTTGCCGTCGTCTTCGTCACGACTACACTCAATTCGGTTTATCATCGCGTTGTCTCCTCTGATTTATAGTACCATTCTATCAGGTTCTATCAAAAAGTCAACACTTTGTTTAGATTATTTTGGAATAAGAACGTGCTTATTTTTGATGAATGTATTATAAGGCATTCGGATTTCCCAATTGGGTAGAGCCCGTAGCTTTTTATTTATTTTATTGATTTTACGAGACCAAGGCCTGAAGCTTCTGTTCATCCTTTTGGTTCGTCGTTGTCGCATCGGCAGATCTTCGACATTGAATAAGCTCAAAAAGAGATCATATGTCTCTTTATTTGCCATAGTATCGGTATTCAGAATCAATACCGGAAAGTGGGGATTGGTTGTCCAATTGTCTATTTGCTGATCGATCAAATCTAAATATTTGTCCATGTCATAATCAAGTCGGTCATTATGCTTCGATTCTAACATTTTTTCGTAGACATGCCAAGTTGTTTCGAGATGGGCGTCCGACGAAGATAAAGCCACACCAAGATCCTCAACGTAACAAAATATGCCCATCTGAACCGGAACATCTTGGGGCCTTAAAGCATGAGCACCTTTTATTTGGTATCCTTTACATCGAGTATTGTATTGATCATTAAGCAAATCGCAGATCCAATTAGATCTACAACCACCAAACGAATTAATCCAAATATCTGTGGGATCATTGTGATAAGCCTGGATCATCTCTTCTACTTGACTTGTGAGACGGAACCGATACTCTTTGTTTTGATGTTCTTCTTTATAAGTTTGACTGTATTCTTTCAAAATTACCTACCAATAGACAAAGATAGTATTTATGACTAGAACGTGTATCTTACTTCAGTCTCAACCTTGGTCTTAGCATTTCCAGTGTCCTTGGTCTCCAGTTTACCTTTAACTGTTACAGCATCAAACTTGAACTTGTAGCCTGCTTCATAAGAATGGCCATCAGTCATAGGGCCAATCTCAAAATAAAGGTTGTCGTCTGTTTTATAACCAACACGGAAATGGTTGGTTGTTTTAGTGTGAGTCCACTCTTTGAGTTCGTATTCGTTCTTCCATTCCACATAGGGCGCGGCTTTGATGTCTAGACTTAACATCATAAACACTGACCCAATGAACAGTACGAGTAATAGAGTTTCTTTCCAGTTCTTTTTCATTACTAACTCCTTTATTAAAAGTGTATCTATTCAATAAGAGGTATTAATACAGTAAAGGTCTGGTTAATTTTGTGTTAATTTTGTGTTAATAATCGTCGAGAACTATTGACTCTATCCCATTCTTATTTACCTGAACGTGCTGAGCCGAGATCCAATCTTCGACGTAGATAAAATCATTGCTGTTGTTCATTATCCAATCTAATGCTTGTGCTGGCTTTAAACATTCTATTTCGTCCCCTATCAATTTTCCAAACATAGCAGTACCATCATGAAATAGTACCTTAACTTTCATTTATAATTTACACCTCGTTAATAGAAGCTATTTGACCCTTTGATATAATTTGATCTTTACCAGCTTTCTTGAGTGGCAAGAAATTTCTTTCATCATTCATCACGTCTGATAAACGGTCTCCCGTAGGTAGAAAAAGTTCGCAATCTACCCAACGGGAACCATCAATCAATTGTAAACATACTTTAACTATTTTACTTTCAATCATACAATTCACCTATTATAAAAATACAAAGAGTCCTATTATAAATCCCACGTTAAGACCAAAAGAACAAACCAATGCCATATCCTTTTGATAGTCATGACTACGAACCTGTCCATTGACTACCTCTGGTTCTACATCGATCAATCTAGCATTATCGTGAAATCTTCCTATACTGTCGTAAAGCTCGATTACATTATTCATGTTAATCTGCCTCTTTAACGATATAGGCAACCGCCTCCTTGTTCATGAGAAGCAACGCACCGTTTGGTCTTGCAATTTCGATAAACTTTCGTCTGTCGTTTAATACATCGCCTAAGATGGTTTCGTCACCTCCAACCTCTAAATCACCAACGAGTGAATACCCGTTATGAAACGTTACTTTAACCCGCATGACTTACTCCTTCCGTTAATCGGCTAGAGGATTGTCGAGCACCTGTTGAATCTTTTTGTTAAGACGGTCATCTAACGCTTCAATTTGCAATCGAGTATCAGTCGATAGACTTTCTCTCTTGGTATCAAATCGTTCCGTTGCACGGTCAATCATATCTTTAACCTTATCTTGCATTTCTCGATTTTGGTCTTCGATTCTGTCTACATTTTTTTCCATTCGATTGAAGTCATCTCTCAAATCGTTTTTAATGCTTCTTGAATAATCGATTGCCTCATCAAGTTTTGTTTCGATAACATTATTCCGTGCTTCTATCGCACCCACATCTATATTCTGGATGATTTCTTTCATATCCATATAGTCTTTATAAAACTCAAAGACTCCCCAACTGGCTCCACCCAGAGTACTTAATGCAGTGAGAAGAATCATCATCTTCCCGCCTTTGAAGGTCATGCCTCCAAATTCAACTTCTGCCATTGTCCTCTATCCTTTTACATTTCGTCGTCTTCAAATTTGAGAGCTCTCAAATTAGCGACTTCTTGTTGAAGTTTCTGGATTTCCAAACGTCGTCGTTCAAGTTCAAGTTTAAAGAGTGCATTACAATTCATACGCTCTTTAGGTTTATCTAATGGAATGGTGATCTTGGCATAAACACCAACATCTTTTACCAAACCATTTTGATCCCACCCATCGGGACTTACGTAAGTATTACTCCCGTATACATTATCGTAAGGGCCATTCTGATTAATGATGCCAACAACTCCGAATTCCATAGTGGTTGCCCCACCAATAGCATTCTGACATTCTAACTGGCCAGCCCTTACACGATCCGATGCATAGCTACTTGCTGTGTTTGGCAGAGCCAAGTTCAATGAACTCGATTCGCCTCTAACATTAAAAGCCACACTTATCAATATTACAATTACAAAGATTCTCATAATTAATTTAATCTTTTATCTTAGAACATATCCTTGAAGCCATCGTGGTTCGAGACACATCCTGTTTAAGTATTTTGCTCTTAGAGCAAATATACACTGCGCGATCTTTATCTTTAGCACGAATGTATATGTCAATAACTTTCTTTTCAAGATAACCAATTCTTTGAATCTTCTCATTTGTGGCAAAAGGAACCTTTGATTCAAAGTCCTTCGACCACACACTGTATTCATAATATTGAATATCTTCTCGTCTATTAAAAAGTTCCATCTGCGTTTGCAGAATACCTGGAACATATGATAATGTCAACCTAGGGTAGGTTGGAAGAAATTCATGGGCTGAAACATTCTTCAACCCACAAATTCCTAATAATAGTATAAGCATAATATAACGCATTTGTAAGATCCTTTGTTTCCTTTAAATTGCGATGCATTCCGCGACCACAGAAGCTTGGTAACTTCCGCCTGGAAAAGCCTTATCAAAACCATAATCAGCCTCTGCTTCAACCTTGAACCAAGTTGAACCTGCAACAGTTAAATCAACCTCTGTTACATTATCGTACTCTACCTTAGCGGTATCGTAAGCTGACATGGAGGCGTCAGATACCTGATCAGTTGAGACTGAAGTAGTCCAAACAACCGTATCTGATAAAGCCGGGCTATCCGAGAAAGAATTCGGTGCACTAATGCGAGCCATATAAAAGCTTGCCTGTATCACGTCGTATCTAACTACCGGATCGATTCCACCATTCGTTGGGTCAGTACTCAACGTAGATGGATCTGGGTTACCAAAAACCCCGGGTGTGTCTTGTGTCACAACGCATTTAGAGGCCACGTTACCAGTAACGGGAATCTCTGTTGCCATAGCCGAAAACGAAAAGGACACAAACGCAACGCATGATATAAGTGTTTTATTGAACATTTAAGTTCTCCCTTTAAAAAAGTGTTTTACTTGGCATATTGTAGCATAATCATTTCCTGATGCAATAATTCTTGCGCCATACCTACTCTCAATCCTCTAGAATTGTTGGGGAGCCTCGCGTCCTTCAAGACCACTCCTTCAGAATAATCTCCACCAACTAGAGCTCTTTGATAACTTATGGGCAGACCACCTAGGTTCATCAATTGCTGATGTAAGAGTATTTGTTCTAAAGAGAACTCACTAGAATCAGCAACGCCTAAGATCTGTTCCAAAAGTTGGTCAATCTTGTCTTCAGCCAGAGCTTTCTTTCTGGCTTTTTCTTTCTCGTCTTCTTTTTGTTGACGTAAATTTGTCTTACGATCCAGCTCGTTTTGTACGTTATCATCATCGAGTGGATCTACTACTTCTACCTCGGTCAATTCAACCACAAATGGATCGATATAACCAGGGCATTCTATATTCGTTTGTGGATCAAAACACGGATCGTATGTATATGTGTAAAATACTTCAGGTGATTGTACCGATCCAGTACCTTCAACCTCTATAGAACCTCGACCCCAATAAGAAATGTCAATGCCATTGACTATGGGCACGACCTTAGTTAAAGTATTGCCTGGCAATCCTGTCCAATCTGTAGAGTCGCGAAAGATGTAACCAGGCCCACGAGCATTCTCGTTTTGGACATGGACTACCATCTGATCTGTTTGTTCTTTTACAGTAGTGTAGCGATATGCTACTTGGTTGACTAGGAGTCCGGCTTGTTGGGGCAGTACATTTTGCATGACCCAATCATAACCACGACTAGCTGCATTACTTGTTGTACCGTACTGAGGACTTAGATCGACGTGTTCAGAGTAAGAGTAAGAGGAGCAGAGCAGCAACACCAGCGCCACCCAGTAGTGTCTTCGTGCCATCGCTTATTCCCTCCTTGTCTTTGTTTAACAAAGGCTTTTGACTTTCGTCTAATGCCCATGCTGATTTCGCGTCGGGTCCGATTTTGCCATCATAAGGACAGGGAGTACCCGCCATCATCATAGCATCAAATACACGACGATCTTGGCATAATGTAGAAACTGCTGCAACCTTCATACCCATATCAAACAGGGTTTTAGAAAGCTTTAGTCGCTCGCAGTTTTCATCTGTTACCTGGGTTCCGGTCGAGATACCAAGTATCTGCGTTTGGATAGCCCCAGCTACACCAAATGTACAAAGATCAGAATTGGACGTGTTTATTGTTGGCGTGATCGCCGATGCGGGAGGCGACTTTAGTGTAGTCGTCTGATTCGAATTTGAATTCACTGTACTATCAGTTATTGATTCAGTCCGAATTGTATCATCCGGCGTAATCGGTGCTGTAGTTTCTTCCGCATTTGCAAAAACAATAAAACAAAGCCCAATAGTAAAGAGTAAAAATCGCATTTCATTCAACCATATCATTTACAAAGTTATTCAATATCTATTTATATAAATTAGATCTCGGCGGCAGTAGGATAATCAACTTCTTGTCGAGCGCCGTCAACAAGTACCCAGCCAATTTCCGTATTTGTTGCCTCGACAAAATTATCAAGTAATTCTGCTAAAGTTAGTATTTCTTCAGTTTGTAATTGTAGAAACCAAATGTTTAATTTTGACCATGAGAATTGATCCATTACAGCTATAGGATATTCTTGGAGTGCAGGCCCATTTTCGACAACCACATCATACGCGTGAAGTCTACCACCTGCACAGTCATAGCGAGGTTCTAAGCCTCGATCAGTCCACCATGTCCTACCCAAAGGACCAATCACAGATAAGTCATATGTGTACATTACGGCTGTTCTAACCAAGTCAATGAAGCAAATGCCTGAGTAGTTGCACCACGACATGCTGCACATATGGTAATCACATCAGAGGTTAGATTTCCAAAATCTGGTGCCCCTGGGTTAGCAAATGTACGTCCAAGTTGGAGTTGTGCAGAAACAGGTAATGAAATAGGTGTTGATGAGCTACCGGGGAAAAAGCCTGAATATATTACATCAGTAATGTCAAAATCCACAGCGGTTGCCTGATCATCAATCTCAGCACCAATCCAATCATTATCAGCAATATTAAACACAGCACCCGTAAGTGTTGGGTTTCTTACAATCACAAAATAACAATCTGCATTATCTTTTGTGAAGATTTGAAATGCCTGAG